AGGTACTACCAGTGTTAATTTATACCTTCATGGAACTTCGGGTTGGTATTTCGTAGGCGGCCATTGAACAGTGGGGATTTAATAGCGCTGGTAACAACGGAAGCGAGGGAGAAAGCGGTTGGTACGCATTTCCTGTGAATTTTAATTCTGCTTGTTTTGCCCTATTTTGCGGACTAAGAAACACCGATACCAACAACCCAACAAACTACGATTCAGAAGTACAGCCACGTAACTGGACAACCACCAAATTCAACGTATACAAACAAAATTATGGCGGTAATCCATGGTTTGGTAGTTTCATTTGGTTTGCTATTGGCCGATAGCCAGCCAGTTACAAGCTATAACCCTACTGCTACCCTCTGAGTTACGTGTAGACATGAAAAAATTTGTATTTGTAATACTCGTTGCTGCAAAAGTATATTCGTAATTTATAGCCCTCTTACTTCCGTAAATACCAATTACAGAGTTAGTAAATTTAATTGGAAATGTTTGTGTTGATTCAGAATTTCCATATCCCCACTGTGGCTAACAGCCTATGCCAACACATGAAACATAACTGCTCCCTATAAAGTTTGCTCCATATCCGCAAATGAATTTTTGCATATCTATTCCAACTAACCAAGGTACTGCTTCCTCTTTAGGTTCATAATATGTCTTGGTTGCCATCGTTATATAATGGGATGTAAAAGGAATTGACCAGTAACGATAATCTGTTGGATTTTGTGACTCAACATAATATCCCCACTGTTCAATAGCCAAGTGAAATTGCAGTAGTGGTGGGCCTGATGTATGAAACGGGGCTATTATATCCAGCCGTAAAACTCCATCCAGTAAGGGTGTAATCGAAAGTAAAACCACAAAACTCTCTTGCCGGAAAGCCAGGGGCGCCAACAACTACTGCCGTATAAACACCATTGAATTTTAAAGCCCAAGCGCCTGAGCCGGCAGTTGAATATCCCCACTGTTTTACTCGACCCCAAGGGCGATATAAAGTGTACCGTAGAAACTCATGTTCCAATAACCAAAAGCGGCTCCTGTGGATGTCCAACTTAAGAGATGATAATGATCGGTATTTCCAGTGGTATTGCTGTGAGCATTACTTACAACGGCATAACACTCTCTAAAAGCGATAGGGAAAGTAACTCCTGTTGAATTTGAATATCCCCACTGTATCAAGCACCTATAGCAATCCATTGAGCATCCTTGTTCTGATCACTGTTATCCGCAACGTCAAGCGTAAATCCTGATAAAGTATTGCTTTCTCGTGCCTTGGAGTCCATAAACACATTGCCTTGATGATTCGTTACTAAACGTCTAAATTTGACGAACGTAATAGGAAATGTTACCCAACCATGTATATTCACTCCCCACTGTTTACCGTCCTACAGCGAACAACCTTGACGTCTGCGTTCCGTTCCAGCGATCATCATTATACCCATTACAAAGTCTGTAATTAATATTAGTACTGCTTATGCCATAGACGAAAGTTTCACAGTTATCTGGTGAAATTACATTCGCATAATATAACTCACTGAACGCAATAGGATACGTTATAACACGATCATTACCAGAATTGGTATATTTTCCCCACTGTTCAATGGCCGCCAACGAAATACCAGCCAGAAGTTCCGTGAAGGTATAAATTAACACTGGTAGTGCCTAAATATTCTGCCCCAGTTGCCGTAGCTGACGTGCTTGTAGTTTTTGGTACGGCAACAATGAATAGTGCCGCAGTTGGAAACGGAATTGGAAATGTTGCTGTACGTGATGAACAATATCCCCACTGTAGCTAAGAGATACCAAAAGCAAACCACCAGCCATCAGCGTCTGGGACTGGGCGACAAGACAGATTGTATTGGCCAGCATAATATTTAAAACTCGTTTCCGTAACATTAACTAAAATGCTATGCACAGTATTTGATGTTGCAGGATGTCTATACAGCTGCGCAGATATGCCTAACAAAACCGTAAACGGCAGCGGATACAATGTTTCCTCGTCCGTCAGAGACGTTTTATATCCCCACTGTTTAACCAAAATAAAAATTGAATTGAAAGGAAGTAATAAAAATGCCGGCTAATATAGCAGACTGTAGAATTTTTTTGAAATTTGACGAAGCAGGGAATAGAATTGATACCCTGATAGAAGATCATAATCTTAAAATCACACCTAAAAAACCCATAATTGAGTATGAGCAGGGGGAAGAAATCTTTTTAACTATTCCTGCTCATGGAGATGTGAATGATAATGCGGAAGCCGTAAGTGTGCCTGAAACAAAAATACCTACAGGACAGTATAAACAAGTAGAAAAAGTTGTAGGTTATACAGATGAAATATTTGAGCCTTCAGTAGAAGGATTTACTGAAGTCAATTATGACCAATATCTAAAAATGTCTGGTAATGCTTCGGACGGCAAAGAATATCGATGGGATAATAATGCTGGAGAGCCAAAAGAATATGTTTATGTACCATCATTAGAAGAATTGAAGGAACAGAAACTACACGAAATAAAACTTGGCTATATTAAAGACTTATATTTACCTGTATGGGTGGAACAGACTGATGGTAAGGTTTATGGGTATGATACAGATAAAGATAGCCAGGTAGACTTCATGGCATCATATAACAGAGCTAAAATTACAGGCACTACTCGTTATAATGTCTATGTGAATAAAGATGATCTTAGCGAAAAAGTGTTTACAGTACATAACCAGGAAATGTTTGAAGCTGCATTATCTGAAGCTGGTATATATCAAGAAAGTGTCTATGCAAAATTGTATGAGTTGGAGGACCGTGTGGAAAATGCAAAAACAGAAGAAGATCTTGCCAAAATATCTTGGTAAAGTGGTTGAAAGCGCATGGATACTAGCTTTATGAGGTAATAATAAAATGAAAAAATATCATACCGAATTCAAACCGCCTGCGATCCTGAGAAACCAAGGGATACAGGCTTTTTTGTTGCGTAAATTCGTGCCGGGTTAATACCATAAAAGGTCGTCAAATAAGGTCTATAGCCTTTTTTAGCTCATGGAGGGATTTATGGGTATAAACTCTCTTAGTAACTCCTTGACTGGCATGTCCGAGTATACGTTTGATCGCCGTATCGTTGGCACCGGCATTGTCTAACATGGTAGCGCAGGTGTGGCGGCATTCGTGTGGCGTATGCTTGCAGCGGCTGGCTGTCATTACAGCATCAAAGCGTGTTCGGTATTGATGATATGTAAGCTGATTGCCGTAATCGTCTGTAATGAGATATTTACCTGGTTGAGATAGCCAAAATTCAAAAAACGACAATGTTTTTTTTGATATAGGCACAGCACGGTTGCGACCGGCAGCAGTTTTTGACTCTCGAACGATAAAATATCGCTGTCGCAGCTTGATGTCTGTTTTGACGACAGATAGCATTTCGGACGTACGAACACCAGCGTATATCATCATGAGCACCGTCATAGCCCATTTATCACCGAGTTTTTTTACTCTGTTTATCTGTCGAGTGTTAAAAGGCGTTTTAGGGTATTTCACTTTATGCTGATCGATATCGATGTATTGACTGATGTCTGCGGTAGGTGAGATGATCTCATATTTAACTGCGTAGGTATAGCAATGGTGCAGTATTTGCCGGACTTTCTTTTGCATAGCGTACAATGCTCCTGATTCTCTTGTGTCGCGAATAACAGCCTGCAGGTCACCGATTTTTAGTTCGGCGAACTTCTTGCCGTATAATCTATGGCAGTGTTTGTAGGCCGAAAGGTAATTGACTTGCGTAGTTTTTGCTAGTTTAGGAAATCGCTCGGCCCTCATAAGCTCAAAGACTTCGGAAAAGGTGATTAGCGTTGGTGCAAAAAGGGACGGATTTTTATGATACTCTGCGAGTAAAGCAAGTCCTTCAATCTCGGTAGCAGTGTCACCGATTGATTTTTGACGGCCGTTGATTGTGACTTTTACAGACCATGGGCGGCGGCGGTTACCGTCAGTTCGTAGCACAACACTACCAAAGCCGTTTGGTAGCTTCATACGTTTTCTTTTTTTAGTATTCAAAATATCACTCTCCTTTAAGGAGCATTATACAGGAGGCAAAAATGAACTGGGAATCTTTTAAATTTGCGGCTATTGGAGCTGCTCAAACTTTAGCACAAGGTTGGTCTTACAAAACATTAATGGCTGCAATGTTGGCCATGATATTTCATAAACATGCTGTATTGTTTTACAGTTTTGCTTTTTTAGTATTTATAGATTGTTTTACCAAATGGGTATCGATATCCTATCTGCATCTAAAAGATAGTGGTATTGAAAATCCGACTATTCTAGAATCTATTAAAGGAATAAAAAAGGCCAGAGCTGCCAAAAAGATAAAAAGTGAAGTTATGAAACACCGTTTTCTTGGGAAAATCGGTGTTTATTTAATTTGTGCGTTGTCTGCAGCTGTCGTTGATGTAGTTATGAGAGTTTTAGATAAA